CCGCAGGTTCAAGTCCTGCTCCCGCTACAAACTTTTTTCGCAGGTGGGCTCCTCCCTTGACGGAGTAGTGAGATGAGTACCCGGCTTTCACGCAAGGATGAAGGCCGGGCTCATTGTATAAAAAGGGAGCCCCCTGGCCGTGAGGTCCGGGGGTTTCTATATGCAAGAAGGGCCGGAGCCCGCAAGCCCCAGCCCTCCGCAGGAAACGCCCGTCCTTCCGGCAGACTGCGTCCCTTGCTTACTGAATCGGGAAGGTTCCCCACCAAACGCCCAGGAGGATGAACGCCTGAATAAGCAGACCGCCCAGGATCGTCGCCACGAGGTCGCGCCACTCCCAGGTGTCCGTGGTCCACTTGTCGAAGAACTCCTTGATAATCCCGGCGGCGATGGCCGAAACAACCGCGGCCTTCATTCCCAGGGCCAGGGCGAAGAACGCGGCGATGATCGTGCCGGCCACAAAGTGCATTTTCTTGTCCGCAGGGATGGACTGAATCCACTCTACGATTTTGTCCCAAATCTTTCTCATATCCGAATCAGTTTTAATAATGGTTTACGAAAGGCCCAGGCAGAAAGGAGCAGGACCGCCCCAAAAAGCCACCAAAAGGCCCGTATTTTAAGAGTTTCCCACCAGGACAAGGGTTTGGGTATCTGCACCTCCTTGATGCGCTCTACGGCCACGGAATCAACACGGGCGCGATAGATGGTATCCACACGCACCCGGTCCCTCCACCTCCACTTCTCCACATACTTGTAGATGGTATCCCCCTTCTCCTTCACGAAGATGCTATCCCGGTCATAGAACCGCACGGAATCCCGCTTCACTATGTAGGTGGTATCACGATGGTAGCGGATATGCTCCACCACACGCGGGGAGCAGGATGTGGCCAGGAGGATACCCAGGGCCACAACGAGATAGCAGACGGAGGAAACTACCCACCATCGCCGGTCCGGGTTCTGCCGGGGGTCCTTGCTCGCGCTAACCATAGTAGTCCCACATTACCCCTTGCGGGAGGGTGTCGTCGTTATCCAGGTGAACGAAGGTCTTACCGATGCCGATACGCCGGATACCGCATTCCAGGGCTGCGGCTACAATCTTGTAGCGGTTCGCGCTGGTATTGCAGCGGATATCCACGGCCCGGCCCCGCGTGTGCGCGGAGTTCCCGGAACGGCCCATCTTCTTTTCGTGGGCCACACTCCGGAAGGCGCAGTTCAGTACCAGCGGAATCCCGGCGGCTTCCCTCACCTGGTCCAGGAGTTCCAGGAAGCCCGGTTCCATCTGCTCAATGAAGCAAGACGGAACGCAGGCCCGGAATTCCTTTGCGGAGAAATACTTGCTCATTACTCGGCAAGTCCAGCCAGGATGGCATCGGCTTCGGCTTTCAGTTCCTCTACCCTGGCGTTGTAGGCATCAAACTCGGCCTTCTTCGCGGTGCGCTGGCGGATGATGGCAATTTCATCACTCACGGAATACTCCTTGCGGACCAGGGCTTCCACGATTGCAGCCTTGCTGACTTCCGGAACAATCACCTTCTTGGTGTATTCCTCTGTGGTTTCCTCCCCGTGCTGAACTTCAGCGGGGGCGTACTCAATGATGGTGTGAGAAGCATCCCACTTCTCGGCTTTAGAAAATTTGAGCATAAGCAAAAGTGTTTAATGTGTGTTTGAGATTGATTGAATCAGTATATTTCAGCCAGCCGATATATGATGCTACGGCCAGGCGTTTCTTCTTCGCTGAAATGTGCTTCTTCCGTATCCGCGCCAGGTGGCGGAAGATAGCCTTCTTAATGCGCTTCCGGAGCCATATAAAGCGGTGCCGGAAAACAAAGCCCAGGAAATCCACTCCCCGGTCATCAACCGGGAAGACCTGGTAATTGCCTTTCAGTTCCAGGTGGAGTTTCGCCATCTGCACTTTCAGCACTCCCAGGAGGCGGTGGAGTTCTTCCTTGCTGGAGCCATAGATTACGATATCATCCATATAGATTTGCAGGTGCTTCACCTTCTCCACTTCTTTGAGGTAGTGGGCCACTTCATATGAGAGGTAGAGGTTTGCAAAGTAGGATGAAGTCCAATTCCCAATAGGGATACCATCCGGGTATGAATCCACGATTTCATCCAGGAGGGCCAGGCAACGAAGGTCCTTACTTTTCCGGCGCAGGATGAATTTAAGGATATCGTGGTCTATGGATTGGTAGTAGTGGTGGATATCCACCTTCAAGCAATACTTCGTACCCTCCGGGTCCCTGCGAAATATCTCCCTGGTCCTTCGCCTGGCTGCGTGGGTTCCCCGGCCCTTGATACAAGCATAGGAATCGGCTATAAAGATGCGGTCCCATATAGGGCCCAGGATATTCACGATAGCCTGGTGTACGATGCGGTCCGGATAGTAAGGGAGGGCCGCGATGGTGCGCTCCTTTGGGTCGTGGACCTTGAAATGGAAATACTTGGAGGTGCGGTATTCACCCGCCAGGAGTTTATAATGGAGTTCTTCCAGGAGGGCTTCCCGGTTCCGGTCAAATGCGACCACTCCGGGCTTGCGCTTCTTCCCCCGGCGGGCTATTTCATCCGCCAGGCGCAGGTTCTCAATAGAACAAATCTTATAGAATATATTATCAATTCGCTTCATAGTGCGTTTATTTGCTGGTCTTTTACCGAGCCTTCGTTCATACTACCAACACGGGTATTCACCGAGCCGTTATTTTTCACCAAGAGGTGGGGTTTAAGGGCGATGGAGGGGCTTTCACCCTCAATGCTTTATCTATGGACCATCATAGCCGAGAGCCGATGTTGGCGTTAGCGTTATCGACGCCGTTATTCGCGTTGAAGCACGCGAGCCCGTCATTGGACCCGTTATTCGCGTTCCCGCCGACATACAAGCCGACACCCTTACAACCCTTTTTTGTTATACATTCTACTCAAAGTAATAGTGATTCCTGCCATCCTTGCGAAGGGTTACCTTCCTGGGGAATTTGCCTAACTCACCGATTTTATCCAGTACGAATTGGATATCGCTGCTTCCGGTCCATACCTTCCTGGCGGCGGATTCATCATCTTCCAGGTTAAACTTAATCTTGAAGATATATCTTTCCCCGTACTGCGACTGAACGCCGGAAAAATAGTCCAGCACCCAAAAGGTCTTATTCACCAGGTTGGATTGTTGTTCCTCCTTGCAGGTGAACCGCTTGTCCCGGTCATTTTTCGTGATTCCCAGGAAAGCCAGGGAGCCATCATCTTGCATTGTATCAATATCCATTTCTTGATTTTTGCCCTGCGAGGGAGGAAGGCCGCATTGTGACCTTCCTCCCCGTGAGGGCGTTTCGTGTTTTCGTTGGGCCGCTGATTATTCAGACCAACAAAGCCGAGAGCCGATGGTGGCGCTAGCGATATCGACGCCGTAATTCGCGTAGAAGCACGCGAGCCCGCCACGGGACCCGTTACTCGCGTGCCCGCCGACATACAAGCCGTAGACACTACCTTCGGAGTTTCCGTGCCAATGATAATCGCAGAAATAGGTGCTGTCGGAGCCACTATCATCGCGGTCAAAGATATCACCATACGGACGGATTTCCGCCTGGAGTGTCGGGTCGCTGGCTACGATAGCCTTGCAGTATCCATTCGCGGCGGCTTCGTGGTCTGCGAACTTCACATAGTCGGATGTTACCACGGAGGAATACTTGCTGGGGTCACGGCATACCCAAATCTCCTGGTAGTCACCTCCTGTAGGGCCGACACCCAGGAAGCCATCGGTCCACTTATCGATATGGCCGAAAGGGTTTTCAATGCCACGATAGGAAGGCACGGAAGTGCTCCACTCGCTACCATAGGCTTCTGCCTGGGCTTCGCTCCAGGAGAAGGTCTTAACTCCGGTCTTGTTACCCAGGGAGTTGGTGAATCCGCAGGGGATGAAGGGATAATTGGAGTTATAGGTGTTCCACTTCCCGGAATCAATGTTGGTGACACCGCTTCCAAGACCTCCCTGGTGATAACCAGCGGAATCCAGGTCCGGATTGAACGCCTTTTGGGAGTTGAGGGTGGCATACTCAATGGCGAAAAGCCAATAGATAGCCAGGTAGGCGTTATAGTCATAGCATCCCCAGCCCGTTCCGCGATTGCGGCCATAGGTGCGGAAGTCCGTGAGGCTGATGCTGGTTGCAGGAAGGCCCAGGAGGGAGCGATAGGTGCCATCCCAATCCGCATTGTTGTTACCGCCGCGATACTTCGCGGTAGTGTTCACCACGGAGGAAAGGATATTATCATCGCGGTCCAGGGTGGCTTCATACGCCGATACCAGGTAGCGGGGAACGCGGATAGCACCCTCAAACGGATAGAGGGAGATTTCCACATCCATATAGCCCCCGGCAGTATTGAGGGAAGCCTTGCGATAGTGGGCCGGGATTTCCACCATCACCTGGCCATCGGCTCCGGTGAGGTTGGCGG